AATAACAGACAATGCAGCTGGCGAAATAACTTTAACGATGACTGCATCTGAAACAGCCAGTTTAAAACCAGGTCGTTATGTTTATGATTTACTCATAACGGATGACGCTGGTACTAAATCAAGAATCGTAGAAGGTATTGTGAGTGTAACTCCAGGATCAACACAAACATAAGGTAGAAAATGGCTCTTACAGGCACAATATCAACTGGTTCAGGAATAACAGCTTCTGTACAAGCACTTAAACCTACAGCTGTTGTATCACCATCATTTGAATCTAGCACAACAATAGATGAATTAAATGATATACAAAATGTAGATACCACAGGTGTTCAAGATAATTCCTATCTAGTTTATGATGCTTACAGTTCAAAATGGAAAGCAGAAGTTCTTGATATTTCACATGATACAGCTAATACACCACTCTTTATTTCAAACGGTGAAGTAGACGTAGCTGCAAATGTATCTGTAACTGGTAATCTATCACCATCGTCTGACCAAGAATACGACTTAGGTACAAGTTCAAATAGATGGAGAGATTTGTATTTGTCTGGTTCCTCTATGAATCTTGGTGGTGTAGAAATGCAAGCTGACTCTGTAAATGGTGGTGTCATATTCATACCAAAAGTAACTGGCACTAACCCAGATCCAACAGCAGTTATATTTAAAACGGATGGACAGATTGTAACAGCAGTTACTTCAGGTGGAGTTGTATCACAGGCAGCTTTAAATGCAGCTAATAGTTCAGTAGGGTTATCAATTAATGATGTTGCAGGCTTTGATGTTGATAACATAAATGGTGGGTCATTTTAACTAAATAGTAAACAAAATATAAAAAAAAATTTTCGGGATAATAAAAAATGGCAGAAACAGTAATTCAATTAAAACGGTCAACTACAACCGCTACTCCTACATCATTAAGTATTGGAGAACCAGCATACTCTTATTCAAGTAACACTTTCTTCATAGGTTCACCTGATGGTACTGGTGTTTTACAAATAGGTGGTTTTGCACAAGATCAATTATTAATATACGGTGCTAAACACGCTAATCTATCTTTTAATGCGGCTAATACATCACAAACCCATGCTAATAAAGGGTTTGATCATGCTAATGCAGCTTTTGATTCTGGTAACACAAACGCTACTAGTGCAACTGCAGCACAAACTCATGCTGATCAAGCTTTTGAACATGCTAATTCAGGGTTTGATGTTGCCAACACAAAATTTGCATCTGCTGGTGGAACAGTAACAGGTGATGTAACGATTCAAGGAGGTCTTACAGTAGAGGGTACCACAACAACTGTGGATTCCACAACTGTTAAAATTGCAGACAATATACTTACATTAAATTCTGCAATTGATCAAGCTAGTGCTCCTATTTTAGATGCTGGTATTGAAATTGATCGTGGTTCATCTGCCAATGTAATTTTAAAATACTCTGAATCAGATGATCATTGGCAATTTACAAATGATGGTACCAACTTTGAAAATATAGGAGCAGCCTCAGCAGAAGTTTATGCAAACGGTGCTTTCGTGGCTGCGAATACGGCACAAGTTCATGCTAACAAAGGTTTCGATCATGCTAATGCAGCTTTTGCTTCCGGTAATACAAATGCTACTATTGCTTCTGCAGCACAAACTCACGCTGACCAAGCTTTTGAACATGCTAATGCTGGTTTCGATATTGCAAATACTGATGTTACAGGTGTTAGTGTTTCCGGTGGTGCCATTCATGTTGGTGAAGCTGATAAAGTATCCGCTTTTCATTTAGCTGCAAATGGTCGTGTTTTAAGTGCAAACTCAACGGCTATATCATTAGCAGCTTCTGCAATCACAAGTGGTACTTTAGGAGTTGCAAGAGGCGGTACTGGCGCTGCTACGCATACAACTAATGGTGTTTTATTAGGACAAGGTACATCAGCGGTAACAACTGCTTCATCTTCAACTGAGGGACACATACTTACAATCAATGGTTCAGGAGTGCCAACATTTTCTATGTTGGAAGGTGGTACATTCTAAATAGAAAATAATTTTTTAATTTTAATTATGAAAGGGTATCCATGAAAGACCTTGATTTTATGAATGATTATCAAGAAGTTTTGCACGATAATCTTAGTACAATTATCAAACAAAACATCTTATTTCAAACTCAGCTAAAACGAGTAGAAAATGATAAACAGACAATTCAAGAGTTGAATAATCAACTTCAAACTCTTAGAAATTCTGTGCCTCAAGGTATAGATGTTAAAGCTTTACATGAAAATTATGTTAATTTACAAAATGATTTTAACATTTTAAAAGAGGAAAAAAATAAATTACAATCAGATTATAAAAAAGTTTTTCAACAAAAAGAATTTTTAGAAAAAGAAAATATTTCTATAAAAGAAAAAAATAAAGAGAATGGTAAAATTTTATCTGAAAAAAGTCAAATAGAAAATTCTTTTAAAAAAACAATTGGTGATTTATTATCTGATAAAGAAGTTTTAAGCTCTAAAATTTTAGAACTACAAGAAAATATCTCTGTTTACAAGTCTATGATTGCTCCATCAAAATTAAGAGGCTTATTTAAAAAAATAGAAAAAGAAAAAGTTAAGGTAGATAGTGGCAACTGAGATACAACTTAAACACTCTCAAAGTGCAGGTAATACACCAACAACTTTGGCTGATGGTGAAATTGCTATCAACACAAATGATGGCAAAATATACTATAAAGATCCCTCAAATGCAATACAAAGTATAGAAGGTTATCCTGGCCCATCAGGTCTTAACCAAGAAATACAATTTAATGATAGTGGCACATTAGGTGCAAATTCTGGTTTAGCATTTAATAAATCTAGTGGCACTTTAATTGTAGGTGAATCAATATATTCTAGTAATGCAAACACAACTGCTGGTATCACAAGATTAACAGTAGCACCGGGTTCAGGTGTATATTATATTGATCAATATCCTGGAGGTAGTAACCCTACGATTTATGTGGGTGCAGGTGAAACGATTGCATTTGATTTAAATGTAACAGGTCACCCATTTGCAATTCGTGATACAAGTGGCGGTTCAAATACAAGTGTTGGGTTAACTCACGTTTCTACAGGTGGTGTTATAACAACTGGTGCAGAGGCGCAAGGTAAACATACCGGTGTTCTTTTTTGGAAAGTTCCTTATAATTTAGTTGGTTCGACTTACGTTTATCAATGTACAATTCATAGTAGTATGGTTGGTGATATTGTTATTACACAACCATCAAGTATTGTACACACTCAGGCCAATGCAGCTTTTCTTCATGCCAATTCTGCGTTTGATGCAGCTAATAATGCTACAGATAACTATGTTAGGGGTCATGCTAATCAAGCGTTTGATGCAGCTAATACAGCACAAATTCATGCTAATCAGGCATTTGATGCAGCTAATAACGCTACAGACACATATGTTAGAGGTCACGCCAATGCAGCTTTTGACACCGCTAACACAAATGCAACTAATATAACAACTGCTCAAACTCATGCTAATAAAGGGTTTGATCATGCTAATGCAGCTTTCTTAACAGCCAACACACCAAGTGTTCATGCTAATTCAGCCTTTATTCATGCTAATTCAGCGTTCGCAGCTGCAAATGCTGGTGGTGGTGGTTCTGGTACTGATACTTACGCAAGAGGTCATGCAAATGCTTCTTTTATTCATGCCAATGCAGCTTTTACCACCGCTAATACAGGTGGATCTGGCAACGATGACTACATTCCAACAGATGATTTTGGTTTTGTAGGAGACCCAAACATTAGTGCATTTGGTGAAGATTTGAACACCATTTATGATTGTAGAACTGAACCAATCACTCCTAAAAAGTTTTTCACAAAAGACCTAGGTTTCGTATCTTAATAAAACTTATTCATAAATAGGGAGTAAAATGAAGATTACTCACTAGAATAGGATACGAAAATGCCATTAAGTTCAGGATATTCGGGGAAACCAAACACGAGACAAAGCTTTATAGATTATTGTTTAAGAAGATTAGGTGCACCTGTAATTGAAATAAATGTAGATGATGATCAAGTGGAAGATCGTATTGATGACGCTTTACAATTTTTTCACGACTATCATTTTGATGGTGTTGAAAAAATCTTTATGAAACACAAAATTACTCAAACAGATATTGATCGTAAATGGATTTACGCTCCTGATGCTGTTATATTTGTTACGGGTGTTTTTCCCTTTGATGATTCCAACTCCTCAATCAATATGTTTGACTTGAGATACCAATTAAGATTGCATGATTTATATGACTTTACATCCGTTTCTTATGTGTCATACGAGATTACAATGCAACACATTAGAACTCTAAATCTTTTATTTTCAGGCACACCGCAGTTTAGATTTAATCGTCATCAAAACAAATTAATGTTAGACATAGATTGGACAAGAGACTTAAATGTAGGTGAATATGTCATAGTAGAATGTTATCGTAAATTACAGCCAGATACGATCTCATTAACTGGTACTGCATCTATGAATACAACAGCAAATACAATTACTGGCACAGGCACAATCTTTGATCAACAGGTTCTTGAAAACGATTTTATAATTGTTGGTTCAGAAGAGATACAAATTAAGAGTATAGATTCACCCACATCTATCACAACTAAAACATCACCTCAAGCAAATACTCTTGATGGTGCCTTAACTCAAGCTGGATATTCAGATGTCTGGGATGATAGGTTCTTAAAAAGATATGGCACAGCTCTTATCAAATACCAATGGGGTTCTAACCTATCCAAGTTTGCTGGTGTTCAAATGCCAGGTGGCGTTACACTTGATGGGCCTAGAATTATGGAAGAAGCCAAAGCTGAAATAGATAAAATAGAAGAAGAGATGCAAGTGTACAATGTTCTGCCGAATGAAATTTACATGGGTTAATTATGGCCACAAATCAATATTTTAATCCATTTCCTGCGAGACAAATAACTAATGAACAATTATTAGTTGAAGATTTAGTAATTGAATCCATGCAAATTTATGGCATGGATATTTTTTATTTACCTAGAAGTACAAGAAATCAGGTAGATTTTTTGTTTGGTGAGGATACATTAAAACAATATGTAAAGGCATACCCAATCGAAATGTATCTTGAAAATATACAGGGCATGGAAGGTGAAGGTGATTATATTTCCAAATTTGGATTAGAAATAAGGGATGAAGTAAATTACTTAGTTTCTCGTAGAAGATTTGCCGCCACAACTGGACAACTAAGACCAAATGAAGGTGATTTAATTTATGTACCATTAGTCAGTAGTTTTTTTGAAATAAACTTTGTTGAACATGAAAATGACCAAGCTATGTACTATACATTAGGTCGAGGTCGTGATGCAAATGTTTATGTGTTTGCATTAAAACTTAAAAAGTTCGTATTCTCAAATGAAGTCATAGAAACAGGCGTACCAGAAGTTGATAATGATATTAGAGATCATTATCCAAGAACAAGAATTTCAATTATATCAGGGACAGGTACTTTTACAGCTGATGAAATTGTTTTTGAAAGTTCAGATGGCACACTTGCAAACGCATCTGCTCAAGCTCTTGTGCATACATTTACGCCAAACACACACATAGATGTGTACAGAGTTCAAGGAACTTTTGGTTCTGGCTCTATAACTGGTAACACATCAAGTGCTAGTTGGACCATCAACACTTCTGATGATACTGCTACAATGAATACAGCATTTGAAGACATATACGATAATACTAGAATAGAAGCTGGTAGTGATGGTATATTAGACTTTAGTGAAACAAATCCATTTGGTGAGGCATAATGTTAGGTAACGCACAATTTTATAATAGAACAATACGAAAAATTGTTGTTGCTTTTGGCACAGTTTTTAATGATATAATTTTACAAAGATATAATGCTGATGGTACAACAAAGAGAGAATTATTTAAAGTGCCATTATCTTATGGTGCAAAAGAAAAGTATCTCACGAGAATCACATCAGACCCTAATTTAACAAAGTCAATTGCAACTGTAGTGCCTCGTATATCATTTGAAATGGTAAGTATGTCATATGATACAGGCAGAAAGTTGAACACACTTACACAAAATTTTGCAGCTAATACATCTACTGCTGTAAAAACACAATACAGGCCAATACCATACAACTTTGAATTTAATTTATCAATATATGTAAGAAATACAGAAGATGGTACACAAATATTGGAGCAAATATTACCGTTTTTCACACCAGATTTTACAGTAACGGTAAACTTCATACCTGAAATGAATCAGAAATATGATATGCCTATTGTTCTCAACTCTGTTAATTCTACAGTTGATTATGAAGGTGATATGATGACCACAAGAATGATTATGTGGGATTTAACATTTACTGCAAAGAGTTATATTTGGCCACCAGTTAAATCTGGTAAATATATTCGTCAATCAAATACAAACATTTATATTGATACACAAAGAAAAACAGCACAAAGAACCACAGTAGATTTTGCAAACGGTAGTGGTGTATTATTAGAAGATGAAACATTTCGTGTTATAGCAAGAGATGTCATTGGAAATGTAAAACAGTTTAGTAATACAAATACAGGTATCTTTATTGCCTCGGGTCTAAATAAACTATTAGAAGTTGGTGATATTGTAACTGGTGATACATCAAATGCAACATTTACAATTTCTACAGTAGAAAGTGATCCATTAAAAGCTGCTACAATTGTAATAACACCAGATCCATCAACCGCTAATGTAGATGATGAGTTTGGTTTTTCAGAAACTATAACCGAATATCCAGATACATTGTTATGAAAAATGAGAAACTATCTAAACTATTAAACATTGAACCTATAGATGTAACTTCTACCGAATTAGAACCAGTAGAACCTGAAAAACAGGTTGAAAATGATGCACAATTTGCTCGTGAAAATATTCGTGGACTTATAGACAAAGGCGGTAATGCACTTGATAGTCTTTTGCGTGTCGCCAAAGAATCAGAACACCCTAGAGCCTTTGAAGTTGTAGCACAAACTCTTAAAAACTTAGGTGAACTTAACAAAGATTTACTTGAGATACAAAAGAGAAAACAAGATTTAGAACCTAAGAAAGCTCAAAATGAAATCAATGTTGATAAGGCTGTATTCGTAGGTTCTACAAACGATCTTGTAAAGATGTTAAAAGGCAAGAAAGATGTCAACTGAAGGATATCTTGGTAACGAAAAACTCAAAAGAGTTGGTGTTGAAATCTCGTTCTCTGAAGATGAGGCTAAAGAGATACTCAAGTGTTCAGAAGACCCAATATACTTTATTAAAAAATATGTAAAGATTGTTAATGTAGACTTAGGTATTGTTGACTTTGATATGTGGCCATTTCAAGAAGAGATGGTTGATGGTTTTCATAAGAATCGTTTTTCAATATGTAAAATGCCACGACAAGTTGGTAAGACAACGACAACTGTAGGTTATATGTTATGGGCTGTTTTGTTCAACCCAGATTACACAGTTGGTATTCTCGCAAACAAAGGTCAACTTGCAAGAGAAATACTTGGCCGTTTACAAAGAGCATATGAATATTTACCATTATGGCTTCAACAAGGTATCATCACTTGGAACAAAGGTAACATAGAACTTGAAAATGGTTCTAAGATATACGCATATGCAACATCAAACTCAGGTGTGCGAGGCGGCACATACAATCTAATATTTCTTGATGAGTTTGCTTTCGTGCCTCATAATATGGCACAAGAGTTTTTTACTGCTACATACCCTGTGATATCATCGG